TGATATAAAAGCATATTCACAGGACCCCGCTTCAGTACAAAAAAGAACAAAGCATGTTCAAAACTTACTAGAAGACATGTTTACTAGAGAATATAAAGATTCTGTAAAAAAAGAAACTGGAATTGATATATTTAAAACAGATAGAAATACTTTACCAGAAACAGAAGAGGAAGTGCAATTGCATATGCAACTAGATTATAAAGATTCAATTGAAATTGCAGAAGAAGAAGCTATAAATAATGTATTTGATCATAATAAATATGAATTAATAAAGAAAAGATTAGATTATGATATAACTGTTTTAGGTATAGGGGCTGTTAAAAATGAATACACAACTTCAGAAGGGATAAATATAAAATATGTTGATCCAGCTGATTTGGTTTATTCTTATACAGAATCACCTCATTTTGATGATATATATTATGTGGGTGAAATAAGAAGAGTATCTGTAGTTGATTTAAAAAAACAATTTCCACATTTAACAGAAGAAGATATAAGAAAAGATGTAGAGGGGCAAGGAACCAATGTTAAACTATACAACAAATCATACGCTGGTAAAGATAATGAAGATGACGCATATGCTTATGTATTATATTTTGAGTATAAAACATATAGAGATGATGTGCATAAAATAAAAGAAACGTCAACGGGTGCATCGAAAGCAATTAAAAAAGACGATACTTTTGACCCGCCAAAAGATTCAAGATCAAGATTTGAAAAATCATCAAGGACTATTGAAGTAATATATGAAGGCGCAAAAATCATTGGTACTAATAAATTACTAAAATGGCAGTTAGCTGAAAACATGACAAGACCAAAGTCAAATACAGTTAAAGCACAGTTTAGTTATAATATAGTTGCACCGAGAATATATAAAGGTAAAGTTGAGTCGCTTGTTAGTAGAATGACAACATTTGCTGATATGATTCAAATAACTCATTTAAAGTTACAACAGGTATTATCAAGAATGGTACCAGACGGTGTATATTTAGATGCTGATGGTATTGCTGAAATTGATTTGGGTAATGGCACAAATTACAATGCGCAAGAAGCACTGAATATGTATTTTCAAACAGGATCAGTTATTGGTAGATCAATGACACAAGACGGTGAATTTAATAACGGAAAAGTTCCGGTACAAGAATTACAATCTTCTGGAGCAAATGCTAAAATATCTAGTTTAATAAATTCATATAATTATTATTTACAAATGTTACGTGATGTAACAGGGCTAAATGAAGCAAGAGATGGTTCAACACCAGATAAAAACGCATTAGTAGGATTACAAAAAATTGCTGCTGCAAATTCAAATACAGCAACAAGACACATATTGCAAGGTGGGTTATATCTTACATTAAAAACAGCTGAAGCAATATCGCTTAGAATATCAGATGTATTAGAATATAGCCCAACACGTAAATCATTTATACAGGCTATAGGAAAATCTAATGTAGGTGCATTAGAAGATATGAAAAAATTACAGCTGCATGATTTTGGTATATTTTTAGAATTAGCGCCAGATGAAGAAGAAAAACAATTACTTGAAAACAATATACAAATGTCTCTTCAAAAAGAACAAATTAATTTAGAAGATGCTATTGATATTAGAGAAATAAGAAATTTAAAGCTTGCTAATCAATTATTAAAATTAAGGAGAAAACAAAAATTTGAGCAGGATAGACAAATACAACAAGAAAATATTCAAATGCAAACACAATCTAATGCACAAGCTGCGCAAGCAGCTGCGCAAGCAGATGTTCAAAAACAACAAGCTATAACACAAAGTAAAGCTCAATTGGCACAAATTGAAGCTCAATTAGACACACAAAAATTAGAAAAAGAAGCTGAAATAAAAATGATGCTAATGCAAAAAGAGTTTGAAATGAATATGCAGCTTAAAGACGCTGATTTAAATGTAATTAAAGATAAAGAGAAGTTTAAAGAAGATAGGAAAGATCAAAGAACAAAAATACAAGCTTCTCAACAATCTGAATTAATAGATCAAAGAAAAAATAATAAACCACCTAAAAAGTTTGAATCTGCAGGATTTGATACTTTGGGTGGATTTGGCTTAGAGCAGTTTGAGCCTAGATAAAAAAACTGCAAACATTTTTATAATATTATATCATGGAAGAAAATAAAGACGTCGTTGTAGACGAAACACCGACAGCAGCCGAAAAGGAAGAAAAAGTACTTGAGGATGCTGGTAAACAAACATCTTTAGAAGATGGTGTTTATAAAGTGGATTTAAGTAAACCACCAAAAACAGAAACAGATGCCGTTCAAGAACAAAGCACAGATGAAAGCGTGTTACGCGGAAGCAGCACGGATGAAAAAGATGGGCAAGAAGCCGACGTGGAATTGCAAGAAGTACAGCAAGAAGAGCAATTAACTTTAGAAGAAGTTATAGAAGAAGAAGAGTCGGGAATAAAAGAAGAGCCTAAGCTTGAAGATCCAGTAGAGGAACTTAAGGAAGAAATAGAAGAAGCTGTACAAACAGCACAAGATACAGCAACAGAATTACCAGAAAACATTCAAAAAGTTGTAGACTTTATGAATGAAACTGGAGGAACGTTAGAAGATTATGTAAAAATTAATCAAGATTATTCTAACATAGACGATTCAACTTTATTATATCAATATTATAATCAAACTAAATCACATCTTACAAAAGATGAAATTGATTTTTTAATTGAAGATAATTTTAGTGTAGATGAAGAAGTTGATGAACCAAAAGATATTAAGCGTAAAAAACTCGCTTATAAAGAAGAAATTGCAAAAGCTAAAAGCTATTTGGAAGGATTAAAGGGCAAATACTACGAGGAAGTCAAGTTGGGTTCTAAGTTAACCAGCGATCAACAAAAAGCTATTGAGTTTTTCAATACTTACAACTCTGAGCAATCAGAACAGCAAAAGCTACAAGAAAGACAAGTTGAGCATTTTAACACCGAGTCTAATAAAGTTTTCAATGAAGAATTCAAAGGTTTTGAATTTAAAGTTGCTGACAAAAAATATAGATTCAACGTTAAAGACGCACAACAGGTAAAAGATAGACAGTCCGACATATTAAAAGTATTAGATAAGTATATCAGTAAAGATAATATGTTACAAGATGCGGCTGGTTATCATAAAGCCTTATTTGTTGCAGACAATGCAGATGCAATTGCAAATCATTTTTACGAGCAAGGTAAAGCTGATGCTATTAAACAGTTAGATGCTGAATCCAAAAATATAAATATGGATCCACGTAAAACTGGCACAGTTGAAACCGGGGGTGTAAAAATAAGAGCAATTACTGGTGATGATAGTTCAAAGTTAAAAATTAAACTTAGACAATAACTTTAAAAAAATAAAACAAAATGGCAGTAATAACTCCTACTGGCGGATCCAATTTAAACGCGGTTCCAGCTCCAGTAAAGCAAACTTTGTCGACTAACTACCTATCATTTACAGGTGGTTCAAACGACTGGTCTCAGCAATACTTACCAGAGTTATACGAAGCAGAAGTTGAAAGATATGGAGACAGATCTATCGCTAGCTTCTTAAGAATGGTGGGTGCTGAAATGCCTATGTCTTCAGATCAAGTAGTATGGTCAGAGCAAGGTAGACTACACTTAAAGTATACAGGTACTATTGTAATTGCAACAGGTGTTGTAACAATTGCAGCATCAGGTACTCACGCTGTAAGAGTAGGACAAACAGTAAAAATTAAAGGTGCTTCATCAGGTAAAATTGATAACGCATATGTATCAGCTGTTAACTCAGGTGCTACAACTTTAACACTTAAAAGATACGGTGCAGCAGCATTTAATACTTCAGGTAATACTTTTACAGACGGTGAAACAGTAACACTATTTGTTATCGGTTCAGAATTTGCAAAAGCTACTACAGGTATGACAGGTGCGGTAACTCCATCTTTCAAGTCGTTTACTAACAAACCAATTATTTTAAAAGATAAGTATGAGGTTTCAGGATCTGATGCTTCTCAAATTGGTTGGGTAGAAATTACAGGTGAAAACGGTCAATCAGGTTACCTATGGTACCTAAAGGCAGAAGGTGATACAAGAACTAGATTCGAGGATTACTTAGAAATGTCAATGGTAGAAGGCGAATTAGCAGTGTCAGGTTCTGGTGCGGCTGGTGTAACTGGAATTGGTGGAACTGAAGGTCTTTTCGCAGCAATTGAAGATAGAGGTCACGTAACTGCGGGTGTTGATGGAAACACAGCAACTGAAGATTTAGCTGACTTCGATGAAATTCTTAAGAAATTAGATACGCAAGGTGCTATCGAAGAAAACATGTTATTTGTAAACAGAGATGTTGCATTAAACATTGACGATATGCTAGCGGCTCAAAATTCTTATGGTACAGGTGGTACATCTTACGGTGTTTTCTCAAACAGCGAAGATATGGCACTTAATTTAGGTTTCTCTGGTTTCAGAAGAGGTTCTTATGACTTCTACAAAACTGACTGGAAATACTTAAATGATATTACAACAGGTGGTTCATTCACTAACATTAGAGGTGTATTAGCTCCTGCTGGAACATCAACTGTTTACGATCAAACATTAGGTAAGAACATCAAAAGACCATTCCTTCACGTTAGATATAGGGCTTCTCAAGCTGACGATAGAAGAATGAAGTCTTGGACTACAGGTTCTGTAGGTGGTGCGACTACATCTGATCTAGACGCAATGGAGGTACACTATTTATCTGAAAGATGTTTAGTAGTACAAGGTGCTAATAACTTTATGTTATTAAACTAATCCTTATTTAATATGAGAATTACCCCGGCTTCGGTCGGGGATTTCTTATATTTTTTTATTATTTAATCTTATTATATTATGGCAACAAAAACAAAAACAGCCCCTAAATGGGAGATAAAAGATAGATCATACTATCTAATAAACGGGAAAAGCCCGCTTACATATACAATAAAAGGTAAAAACATATTTTGGTTCGATAAAGAAAAAGGATTTGAAAGAGAATTAAAATATACCTTAAACCAAAAAACTTGTTTCGTTGATGAATTTAAAGGCGACGCAAGACTTGGTCATATAGTTTTTGAAGACGGTGTATTAATTGTACCTAAAGAAAAACAAACTCTGCAAAAATTAATGTCATTATATCACCCAGATAATGGGAGGGTATTTGCTGAATTTGATGCAGAACAAGAAGCAGAAGATGAATTAGATATTATAGAGCTTGAAATTGATGCACTAAATGCAGCAAAATCAATGGATATTGATCAAGCAGAAGCAATAGTAAGATCAAACATTGGTTCTGAGGTATCTAAGATGACTTCTAAAGAAATAAAAAGAGATTTATTACTATTTGCTAAAAATGATCCTAAACTGTTCTTAGAACTAGCAAATGATGATGATATTAATATTAGGAATATGGCTATTAAAGCAGCTGAATTAGGGATATTAAAATTATCTGATGATCAAAGAACATTTAAATGGGTGTCAACAAATAAAAAAATTATGACAGTACCATTTGATGAGCATCCTTACTCAGCCTTTACAGCTTTCTTAAAAACAGATGAAGGTTTAGAAGTATATAAATCAATAGAAAAAAGACTTAAGTAAAGTCAGATTATAGTGATGGCCACTGTAATCGTGGCTATTACTATAATAAAAAATAAAAAATGATTAATATAAATACAGTTTATCAAAAAGTACTTGCTATTATAAACAAAGAAAATAGAGGATATTTGACTCCGCAAGAGTTCAATCTTTTTGCTAATCAAGCTCAGGCTGAAATTTTTGAGCAGTATTTTTTTGATTTAAATCAATACAAAAGATTAGCGCCTAATGATACTGAATATGCTGATTTATATAAAATAACTGATGAAAAACTGAGTAAATTTAAAAAAGAGGCTACTCTTGTTTATTCAACAGACTCTTTCCAAATCCCTTCTGATTTACATAAATTGGGGACATTAACATATAATAATATAGAATTAGAAAAAGTTGATAAAAAAACATTAAATGAATATACTAGTTCTAAATTAACTAATCCAACAACAAACAATCCAGTATACATACAGAGTATAGCTAATACTTCATTGCAATGGAATATAAAAGTATATCCTGTATCAATTATATCAGGAATTACATGTACATATACTAGAAAGCCGTCAGCGCCTGAGTGGGGTTATACTATGGTAGATGGTACAGCTTTATATAACGCAGGACAATCACAAAATTTTGAATTGCATCCTTCTGAAGAAACGAATGTTGTGTTAAAAATATTATTATATACAGGCGTCAGTATTAAAGACCCTAATATAGCTCAATTAGCAGATGCAAAAGAAACTAAAAAAATAACACAAGAAAAATCTTAATAAATGGGACTAATAACACAAACAGCTAAAGAATACTACACAGTAGCAAATAATTTTACTGGTGATGGTTCTACAGTTAATTTTACTGTTACATTTGACCCATTGCCATCTGCAGAAAGTGAATTTATAGTATATCAAGGAGGAAATGAAATTGATGATGATCAATATACTTACAATTCAAGCACAGGTGTTGTAACATTTTCATCAGCACCAGCAAACGGGACAGCTATACAAATTAAGCTTAAAAACATAAAGCATGGATCATACAGATATATTGCTTTAAATGATATTATAAACAACTTTATAGTGTCTTATATTGGTAATGGTAAAATAATTAATATTGCAAGTAGATCTGATGTTTTATTTCATGCTAAAAGAGCAATTCAGGAATTTAGTTATGATATATCAAGAATTGAAAAAATACAAGAAGTAGAAGTTGGGGCATCTCTTACAATACCAATGCCTCAAGATTACGTTAATTACGTTCAATTAGCTTGGATTGATGGTGACGGGCTTGAAAGAATAATATACCCATCCCAAATAACATCAAGACCAAGCCAACCGATATTACAAGATGACACAGCTGAATATTTATATGATAATGATGAATCTATATTAACATCAACCTCAATTACTTCAGAAAGATTTAAAAATGTACCAAATACAGATTTAAACGATGATTATTTTTATTCAGATAATGATAGAAATGCAATGATTGGTGAAGGAAAAAGATTTGGTATTGATCCAGAAACTACACAATTAAACGGAGTATTTATAATTGACGAAGCAAACGGCCAGTTTGGTTTTAGTAGCAATTTAGCGGGGAAAATTATAACATTAAGATATATATCTGATGGTCTTGGTACTGATAATGAAATGCAAATACACAAACTTGCAGAAGAAGCAATATATAAATACATAGCACACGCTATTTTATCTACAAAAGCAAATATACCAGAATACATAGTAAATAGGTTTAGAAAAGACAGAAGAGCAGCAATGCGTAATGCTAAACTAAGATTATCCAACCTTAAATTAAAAGAGCTTACTCAAGTAATGAGAGGTAAGTCTAAGCAGATTAAACATTAATTAAATGCCGGAAATAAAAAAGGTTTTCCTACGCGGAAAAATGAATAAGGACCTCGATGAGAGATTAATTCCTGATGGTGAGTATACAGATGCGCAAAATATCCAGGTATCATCAACGAATGAATCAGATGCTGGTACAGTTCAAAATATTCGAGGTACTAAATTACTAACAGATTTATCAGAAGAATCAAAATTTGGTAATAATGCAAAATGTATTGGTAAAATAGCTGATGAAGAAAATGATAAAATTTATTGGTTTGTTAAAAGCTCTACTAAGCAAGGTATTATAGAACATGATACTGGTACAAATATTTCAAAGCCTATTGTAATAGATACAACTGGGGCTGCATTAAATTTTCCCGATTATGAAATTACAGGTATAGCAATATTAGATAAAAATATTATATGGACAGATAATAATTCGGAGCCTAAAATAATAGATATTGATAAATTCGTAACATATAGCACATATATAAACACATCAAATCCGTATGAATTTACAACGCAAATTAACGGATCCGATATAACAGAATCTGATATAACTGTTATAAAGAAAAAACCTATATCTGCTCCTGAAATTACAATAAATAATAATGGAACATTTCCAGAAAAACCATTGTTTGAAGATAAAATTGTAAGATTTGCTTATAGATGGAAATTTACAGATGGACAATATTCGGTTATATCGCCATTTACAGACCCTATATTTGACCCTGATTTAAATGCTGGATATAATTTAGACGAGGGGTACAATGATAGAATGTTAAATAACATATCTGATATTACTTTAACTATAGATCAAAGTACTTATCCATCTAATTTAGAATCTATTGATATATTATATAAAGAAGCGAATAATGCGAACGTGTATATTTATGAAACAATAACAGATGTTTCATCATCTGTTTCAAAAAATATAACAAAGGAAAGTGTTTATTCAGTTTTACCAGAAAATCAATTAATTAGGCAATACGACAATGTGCCTTATAAAGCTAAAGCATTAGATATTATAGGAAATAGGCTTGTATTTGGAAATTATGTAGACGGGTTAAATTTAAATAATTATTCCCCTAATTTTAATATTGGTACGGTACAGAATTCAAACACCATGTTCCAATCTAGAAACCCATCCACTATATCAGGTGTAAATAATACAGGCAGAAGAACTATTAAATCTGGTAGAACATATCAACTAGGTATTTCTTTTGAAGACGAATATGGAAGACAAACACCTATCATTAGTAATGAAACAGGTTTAATTAAAAGAGATTTTACTGGTAATGCACCTGTTGAATTAGATGTAAAATTATCTGGGTCAGAGCCGACTGATAGTAGAATTGATAAATTTAAATTATATATAAAAGATTCTGCCGCAGAATATTACAATTTTATAGCAGAAAATGTGTATGATGATAATCAAAATACATCGCATGCATGGATTTCAGTGCCTAGCTATGAAATAAATAAAGTACAAGAAAATGATACTATTGTTTTAAAAAAAGCAGCAAACGGTGGATTAGTATCAACTATATCAAAATATAAAATACTTGATATATCTGAAAGTGTACCAACTACAATTAATGATCCTGGATCAATTTCTACAGACGCTAGATTTTTTATTAAAGTAAAAAAAGACAATAATCTTACAGCTGAAACTATATCTCAAGGAGGTATTACTGGTAATTCGGAAATAAATAGTAATAGTTCCAATTGGGTAGGCCCTGAATATATAGTCCCAACTAATGCATTGTATTTAGGGCAATACACAGTACAAGACAGCCAATATGAAAACACAAGATATAGATATTATTTTAAAGACGGAAAAATAATTGAAGTTGAAGACAAAGTATCTGTTGATTATAATATAGCAAATGATTTTGCGGGAGCAAGCCATACATTTAATCAGCAACCAACGTGTGATAGCAATCAGCCAAGTAATTGGGCAGCTAAAAGCGCGACATACCCATTTACAGATAGCACAGGAACTGTGAGCCAAATATATTTTAAAAATGTAAACACAAATTTTCCTGATAGCTTTTTTATATGTTATAGTTCTACACAAACCCCTAGTGGGTCAGGTTCTGGGCCAGCTATATTTGAAACAGTGCCAGATGACAACGTATTAGACATATATTATGAAATAAGTGATTCATATCCTATATCCGCTTATAATGATTTACACACATTAAATTGGTATAATGCTTTTGACTTTGATGATGGTGTAGAATCTAATAGAATAAAAGATGATTTTAATAAACCTTTTATAAGTACACAGGTTCGTGTATCAACTACTATTAATACACCATTTAAACAAAAAACCAATAAATCAGGTTTAATATATTCAGGTTTATATAATTCAAGAAATGGTGTAAATGATTTAAACCAATTCAATACGGGAGAAAAAATTACAAAAAATTTAAATCCAGAATATGGCAGTATACAGAAGTTGCATGCTAGAGACACTGATTTAATTGCTTTTTGTGAAGATAAAGTATTAAGAATATTGGCGAATAAAGATGCTTTATTTAATGCTGATGGAAATGTTAATTTAGTTTCAACTAATAATGTTCTTGGGCAAGCAGTGCCTTATTCAGGCGAGTTTGGTATTTCTAAAGATCCTGAATCATTTGCAACTAACGGAAATAGAATATATTTTGCTGATAAATCTAGAAATACTATATTAAGATTATCAAGAGATGGATTAACTATCATATCTAGCAAAGGTATGAAAACTTATTTTAGAGATAAAATAAATAATCAATTATTAAAAATAGTTGGTGCCTATGATCAATACTCTGATCAATATATTATATCTTTTGACAATGCAAACGTAAACGAAGCAGAAAGTCTTTCATTTAAAGAGGATGTTGATGGCTGGGTTTCGAGATTAACTTATGTTATAAAACCAGCGTTGTCTATGAATGGTAAATTTTATAGCTTTAATAGTGGTAACTTATATGAGCATTATCACCCGTCCGCATCAACAAATACATTTCACGATGACGTGTTTAAAAGTTCTGGAGTACAATTAATATTTAATCAAGAAGCTTCAGCAATTAAAAATTTTAAAACAATTAGCTATGAAGGAACACAGGCAAAAACATCATCTAAACAAGGATGGTCAGTTGGATCAATTATAACAGATCAACAAGAAGGACAGGTTATTGAATTTAAAGAAAAAGAAGGTAAGTGGTTTGCAAATATTTCTGGTGTAACAAAAGATGTTGGAATAGAGGGTACTCCTGATATAGATGTTCAGGAGTTTGCGGTTCAAGGTATTGGAAACTTAGATAGTTTAGGTGCGGTTCCAACAGAATTTGAGTGTAGCACAGCTGTGTATAGCATGACAACCGGTAATGTGGGTGACCCCTCAACATCTGTAGCTACTGTTTCTTTAGGTGTAATTAAAAGTATTACTCCCGCAACACTTCAAGAAGGAGAGCAAGAATATACAGCTACTATAACAGCACCTAGCACTGGGTATACAAATTCAAGTGATGATATTACTTGTAATTTTACTTTAACCCTTACTTCTCAAGAAAATTTAACTTGTACAACTAATGGTTTTGTATTAAATATTGATGATGGATCAGAAGGCGACGCTGTAACAGGCTCAGCCTCTATAAACGGAGCGGCTTTAACTATACAAGCTATAAACCCTGGGGTATATCAACCGGGTAGTGGATTAACTTATACAGCTACAATATTAGTTCCAGCAGGATACGCAAATCAAGGCGCAACAATAGATTGTGATGATACCGCTACTGCCGCAACAGGTGCTTATGATTGTAACACTTTTTCAGATTGGGTAACAACTAGTTATGATGTGTCTACTGGCAATATAACTGTATTACCAAAAAGACCATCTACGACTGTGCATAGTTACACACCAACGGGCTCAACGCCTAATCAAGGAAATGTTCCCATAACATATACATTTAGTGACAACGGAGCAACTTGGTCAAATTCAGGAACCCAAATACAATGTATAGATGGCATAACAGTAGATACAACTGTAACATATTCTGCAGCTATATCGGGCCCTAGTACATTCCAAGTAAATAGTAATACTTCTTTAAGCGTAATAGTAGAAGGAGACGGTGTTTATAATCAAAATGTAGATGTTACATCACAATTAAGCGACCCTGTTGATTTTGTATGGTCAGGCCCAGCTAGTATGTCTGGAATAACAGGTACTTCAACAGGTTCATTTACAGAATCTGCAGCGGGTGAAGTTTATACGTATTATGTAACTATTGATACAACAAGCTTAACAGGATCTTCCAGTTCTATTGTAGCTTCAAAAAATATAGAATGGGTTGATGGTCCAACCGTGCAACTATCAGCTAGTACTAGCATTGCTTTTACAGGAGATAATGTTGAATTAACCGCTAATGGGCAAAATATATCAAACGCTTCATTTGAATTTTCAGAAAGTTATAATGATGGCGCTACTTGGTCGGTTGTTCAAGCATTTAGCTCAGATAATACTTTTACGGCAACAAAGACTTGTGGAACAAATCCAGGCGTTATTAGATATAAGGTAAGAATGGACGGTACTAATTCTATAACGAATACTCCGCTAGCTAACCCTGTAGAAAACGATCAAACAAATAATAAAATTACTGTAGTTTGGAATGATGCACCGGAATGGAATTTATATTTTGAAAGTTCTCAAGCTATATTACATTCTATTTGTGATACTGATATAAACACATTACAGCAAGTTTCATTATTTGGTAATACATTAACAGGGGCACCAAATGACCCCTCATTTACTACTGAATTATACCAAAATTGTGAAAGAACAATTGATGCAGGAGGCGGGGGAACATATTTACATATAGACCCAGATGGAACTAAAAAATATGCTTATTTTAATGGCGCTAATATTTTAGCACAACCAAATAGCGCTGCTGGATGGTTGCCATGTAGTAATATTTATTTAACAATTATAGATGGCGCACAAACTATTGATATAACTAATCAAACTATAGAAAAATGTGCAGGTATAGACAGTGTACAAATTACGGCTAATATTGAAGGGTTTGAATATGATGAAATTTTATGGTCACCCACCGGGAGTACTTCCTTATCAACTACAGCATCGTCAGAAACTGTACAACCAATAACTTATATATGTACTGCAACAAATAACACCACTAATCAAACTTTAACAGCAAGCACAACTATTGATTTTGTAAATTGTAGCACAGTAGTAGCAGCGAGAAAATGTGCGAGCACAACGCAACCATTAAGGTATTTACGAGTAGATGGTATAGCTAGCATGGCAAATGCGGGTGATGTTGTAGAATTTACAGCTATAAATAATAGCACTTTACCTGAAGGTGATGGCTGTTATACGCTTATACAAAAAACAGAAGTTACAGAATCACCTCAAGCAACAGTTTCTGTAACTGATGTAGTAGGATTTTCGGATTGTGATTCGTGTAATTGTGACCCTACGGGGACTTCAGAATTTACTAATATATCTTTTTCAGATTCTATAAAATATATTTATGCAGATGGAGGAGGCTATAATACAATAACATTAAGCGCGAGTGTAACAAATGCAATTTGTCTTTCAACCGCTAGTTACCAATGGTATGCAGGGTTGTCTACAGATAAAACAAGCCATATATCAATAAAAACAACTAGTTCTAATTCAACTACAGTAACATATCAAGAATTAACAAACGCAGGATTATCAATAACACCAGGTTCAACGCCAGTGCATTATCATTGTAAATTAAGTTATACAATAGGAAATGGTAGTTCTCAGTCTGCTGAATCAGATAGTACACAAGGTATGTCGTGGATAAACTTACCTGAATTTACGTTGTCGTATTTAAATTCAGGAACAGCTAGTAATCCTGATGACTCTATATGTTCCAGTACTAGTGGCTCAACTTTATATCCTGTTTTTGGAAATGAAGGACAGGATCCAGGCCAAGATAATCTTTTGCTTGCTACTAAATTTTATTCTAATGCTGAAAGAACGCAAACACCGGCAAATGGAACATGGAAATCTAATTATACTGGTAATGCTACAAATATTTACACATATCTTTTAGGAGGAGTACCTCAAACCCCCACTGGCGCGGTTTCAGGTACTAATTGGAGGGCTTGTGCTGCTAATTTTAGTTTAACATCTAATAAAGGAGATAGCGGGATTACATTGTGTAACAATGAAACAGCTAATTTATTTGCTAATTACGACCCCAATGTATTAACGCTAAACACATCTACTTATGAATGGAGAGTTAATAATGTAACGCAAACAAGCTATAATGGTCAAGCTAATTTTACAGCATCAAACCCAGGTGGTACAGGGCTTGTTATATATGGTGTGTCAGTGCAAGATACAAATGGAACCTCATATGGAGACCAATTTCAAATACAATGGCAAGACTGTAGCGTTAAGGTAAGGGTAAGAAAATGTGGTAATTCAACCGGTTATGCTGTTGCTACAGTTTTAGGAACCTCAACAATTGCAAATGGAGTTTTTGAACTAACTGCTGAACCAAATCAACAATTACCAGAGGGCAATGGTTGTTATACAATATTACAAACAACGACTGAATCGTCTAATGCAGAAGTTACGGCTATAGGGCCAAATGGAGATTCAGGCCAACCTTATGCGAGTTGTAGCGTTTCCGCGTGTAATCCTGTAGATGAATTTTATTTATTATCAAGATGTCTTGATGGAGCACAATACAGAACGTCACAAACTATAGAAAACCTTAGTTATTATGTAAATCAAATTTTAGAATATAATACTCAATCATATGCGGTAATAGGTACAACTACTAATACAGGTGTAACATCAATTTCAAGTTTTACAACTACCAGCTATACTAGTTGTCCAGCATATTATGGATTACAAAAATGTTCTGACCAATCCACTAATCATAGATCGAGTGTAGATGTAGAGCAATTTACATTAAATGTAGGGGATAGAGTAAGCGATATACTTACTGGGGAATTTTATGTTGTTCAAAATAACACAGCAACATCAGGTAATTTAGCTACTGTAATTAGCACAGGTTTAACTGGATGTCCAGAACCTACACAAAATTATTATCAAATTAGAGAATGTTCTACAGGTACAGATTATAGAACGCAAAGAACAACAGATGCTGTAGTTCTTTATGTTGGAAATATAGTATATAATCAAACAGGTGATGTATTTTTTACAGTTATATCAAATACAGCGCAGGTTGGTGATTTTCCAGAATACTCAACACAAGTTTACCAGTCTCCTTACAGTAGTTGTCCGCTGGGTAGTTACAATTGTAATACTTATAATGATTGGGTAACAGCATCGTATAATTCTAGTACAGGTAATATAACACTTACACCAGTTAGAAATACAACAACTGTTACAACATCTTCTCCAACAAATACCGCTTCAGGACAAGGGGTAATAACTGTGACTTATAGTTTCCAAGATTCAGATGTTAACTGGAGTAATACAGATGAAATTATTTCAGGTTGTACCATAAGCGTTGATACAGGTACAGCTACTGTATATAGAGCAACATTTATTGATTGTGCAGGAAGCGGGGCTGTTGTGCACGTAAGAAGTGTTAATCTAATAGATACAAATCAAGTAATATCAGACAGCTCAAAATGTTATAGATTTCTTAATAACAATGGAGATTCTTCAAATGAAGCGGATATTTCAACTTATACTGCTTACAATGATCCTGATTTAGATTCTACAGGAAATTGTGGAGTTTGTGACGCTGTAGTAAATCCAACTACAACTACAACTACGACTACTACTCTGGCTCCTTGTATAGCGGTTGATGTATATAGAACAAGATTCAATCCAGCTACAAACCCAGATGCAATGGATATTTTATGTGGTAATGGATTTGCAACAACACAATATTTTAACGCAAGCTCAGTAGGTGCTGCAACTATATATTATTCAGACTTTACCTGTACTACATATAAGAGTACGCCTGAATACATTTCTGACGCTAATAATACATCACAATATTATTATTGGAATGGTAATTCATTAACATTAATTGGGAATACCGGACCGTGTCAATAATTAAATAAAATTTTATGATATATATATGCGCACAACCTGCTACATTGTATTATGGTTGGCAACTAAACACTATGCTTTATAATTTTAGAGACATAGGCATTGACTTAACTGATGTACACATTGTGTGTTCATTTAAAACACCAATTGATCCTTATTTTTCAGTATTAGAAAAAAAATATGAAGCTAAGTTTTTTTATTATCAAGACACAAGAGAGCAACCTAAATATATATCTAGTATTAGGCCTCATATATTAGCTAAACATTTTCAGCAAAATAACTATTTAGAAAATGAACCCATATTTTATCATGATTGTGATATTGTTTTAGCAAGACCACTGGAATTAGATAAGTATTTAAATAATAACATAAACTATTTATCTGATACTATTTCGTATATAGGGCATGATTATATTAAAAGCAAAGGGGAAGAAGTTTTATCTTTAATGTCGAATATAGTGGGTATATGTTCTTGCAAAGTTAGGGCTAATCAAAATAATTCGGGAGGAGCGCAGTATTTATTAAAAAATATAAAAGCTGATTTTTGGAAAACAGTTGAAGAGGATAGTGAAAATTTATTTTACGGTTTAACAGAATATAATAAAGTTAAAAAACAACAAGATTCAAAATATCATGAATTACAAATATGGTGCGCAGATATGTGGGCTTTGCTTTGGAACTTATGGAAATTAAATAAACCTACTAAAATAATAAAAGAATTAGATTTTGTATGGCCAAATGAACCGTACGAATCAATACAAACAAAATCAATAATACACAATGCTGGTGTAATTAATAATGAAAACAAAATGTTTTACAAAAGAGACTACGTGAGTAAATTACCTAATTTAAATTTACATATTGACGAAAATAAAGCATCTTATTTCTATTATAACACAGTAAGAAAAGCATTATTGTATTAATTAACAATTATATAATTAACGTAATAATAACAATATGAGTCAAATAACACTTAATTTAACAGCACACAATAACACTTCTTTACAACAAGGAGATGTGGTGTATTATTTAGGCACAGATAGTAATAAAAAAAGAATAGGCCCGTTAACATCAAAAACACCTACTACTATTACATGCGACACTGATGCTAATAGTGATTTAACTCAATTAACAGCATCTAGCTATTTGTTTTTTGGAAAAGACAATATAGTTAATTCATCTGGTATAATTGGATATTATGCAGAAGTAAATTTATCAAATAATTCACAACAAGAAGCAGAATTATTTGCGGTAAACTCAGAAATATTTATAAGTAGTAATTAAAATGGAATACACAACAATAATAATAGAAGCAGCAGACACACTGCAGTATGGATTTTTAGCAGGGCTAGGAGTAAAACTATTGCCATCTTTAATAAGCGGGGTAGGAAGTTTGTTTGGTAAGAAAAAAAGAAAACAAGAGTTTAACGCTTCTAAAACAGATTATAATCAAGCAATGCAATCTTATAAAGATTTTGAATTTCAAAATTTATATTCAAACTTAGAAAACCCGTTTGAAGATTTAAGAGTTTCTACAGAAGCAGCTGAATTTCAATCTCAGCAACTGCAGCAACAATCAGCACAAACATTAGACGCTTTAAGAGGAGCAGGGGGTGGAACAGGTGCAGCGGCAATTGCAACAAGTTTAGCACAAGCTCAAGCAAGAAATCAACAAAGAATAGCAGCAGATATAGCTAAACAAGAGGTTGCAAACGAAAGGTTAGCAGCACAAGGTTTATTCCAATTACAATCACAAGAAGCAAAAGCTGGTATGGATATTCAAAAACAAGAATTTGGTAGAGAAAGCACTATATTTGGCATGGAACAACAAAACTATGCAGCAGCATTAGAAGCAAGGGCAAAACAAAGAGAAGCTGGTTCAAAAGGGTTAGGTGCTTTAGGAGGGTTAGCCGCAGGCGGTTTGGCATCAAAGTTAAGTGGGGGAACATTCTTTGGGGGAATAGCAAACATGTTTAAATCAGGATAAAAAATTATGGCAGCAGATAAAGCATTAATAGCAGGTGCGGCAAAAGTCGCAGGGGCAAAAGCAAAATTAGATACAGCAACATTAGACGCATTTACAGATTTAGGTGATGATGTAATGAAAGGTGCAGAAAGCATCTTAGCTAATATTCAAGCAGAAGAAAAAGCTAGGACTGAAGAATATGAAAATGATAAAAGCGATATTATTGATGGAGCAATTATTATTAAAGATTCATTAAAAGGCACAAAGTTTTTTGGGGCTGAAGGCATAGGTATGATAGAGGACCCCTCAAATTTAGCAACGCAGGCATTAAATAATAACCCTCAAAATTTTGATTACAATGAAGCTATAAAAGATGGTAAAATTCAAACATCTTTTATGAATGCTAATAAATATATAAATGTTACATCTTCTGAATTAGAAAAATTAAACTCAGACAGAGAGGTATTAAGTAAAGATTTTAAAATATCTCCCTTAGTTGATACTAATGATGAAAAATACCAAATGTTTTCTGCTCATCTTAAAGATAAAGCAGATTGGGGTTCTTTTGTAAAAAATGAAAAATCAGAAGGAAAAACTGTAGATAATTTTGGTTATAAAGCTGTTATTAATGGCAAAGAAGTAGTTTATACACCTGCACAAATGGATGAGGCTAGAAGGTATTACTTTCAAAAAGATGACACTGGGGATGTAACTAATTTTATTGAAGATTCAACTAAACGTAGGTTTAAAACAGCAACAAATAATGCCCAAGCAAATGCAATATTTGAAGATGAAAAGAAAAAATTATTTGCTAATAAAGAAAATCTTGAAAAGCTAGTTGTTAATACATCAGGGCTTTCTATGCAAACGTTGAAAAATAAATACGGAGAAGGATACGATAATTTTTTAGAAAGACAGGGTGAGCAGTATTTACAAGAACAACAAGCTTTACATTATACACCACCTGAAGTAGATGATCCTAAAGAAGATATTTTTAAAGATGCTAAAGAATTTATAGCTGGTCTTACACTTCCGGTTGGAGTGGGCGCTCGCCCAATGAGCAATAGAGCTTATTTTAGTTCATCACAATTTAGAGATGACGCAAGAAATGCTGGTATTGAATTTGTGCCGCAAATGGAAATTCAAGGAACAGGTGATGATGCAAAAGAGGTGCCTACTGGAAAGTTTTTAGCAGCTCATATTTTAAACCCTGCTAGTGTAAATTTCCCAGTTGAAATAAATCCTAATGAACCTTTAGAGGCAATACAAGGAAAATTAGAGGCTTTGTACAAGATTAAAAAATAATAATATTATGTTTGAATACGAAATAGATGGAGAAACTATAGTTATACCTAGAGAGGAACTAAAGGAAAAACTATCTCAAAATCCCAATGCTAAATTTGTAAAAGAAGTTAAGCCGGGAAATACAGACCCTTCACCGGAGATAAAGGATGCACCTGTGGAGGAAAACAATACGGCATCCAACTTGGGAATTGGTTCTTCGGAGCCCAGTTTAGAAGATAAAAAAACTAAACCTCAATTTCCAAAAGATAAACAACCTGGTATTGGTTATATAGGGGAAAAAGCTATTATTGGTGAAGGTGTAGTAAACCCTTTGCAGGAAGTGGAATTAACTGGACAAGCTAGTAACTTTTATACTAATTTAAATAATCTTATAAACTCTGACGCAACTTCAGAACAAAAAAATACAATATTTCAAAAGTCTACAATACCATCTGATTATATTGCAGGTACTTTAAATATACGTGCTCAGGAAGACGTAGACTTTAAAAATATTTTTGAAGATTTAAAAAATGATGTTGCTAATTTTTCTACGTTAGATTCAAAAAAACAAGATAATGTTATTCAACAATTATTTGAAACAACTTTTACGCCCCAAAGAAACAGCCCTTTAGCTTCTGCTTATGACCAAGAAATAAACAATATAATTAAAGAAACGCAAGAAATTGTTGCAAAAAACAATTCGAGTGTTTTTAATGAGGTTAACAATCAATGGCTTCAAACAGAACAAGGCAGAAGAGAACAGCAGTTAGAAACACAATACGGAAAAGATTTAAAAAATTTAGAAGTTAATACGCTTTCCGATAGCGTTGTAGCAAGAGATTATTATGCAAATCAAATAGACAAACAAAGATTTTTTGAAAAAACTTTACAAAACAAAAACATTGAAGTTTCAAAAGAAAGTAAAGAAATATTTGGAAAGCTATATGATGAAAATGAATTAATACAAACATATACTAAAAAAGCGTCTCAATCAGTATATAATTTTATTGATAAGTATGGAGCTAAATTAAGAAGACAAGCAGCCGGTTTATCAGAAAACCCCGGAGAATTTGAAAGAATGAGAGAATCTGCGTTAAAAGGTATAAAGCAGATGGAGTCAGGTTTTATAGGTAAACAAATATCTAAATATGATAAAATATATGATCATTATAAAAAACAATCAGAAAGTTGGGAAAATTTAAACGATAATGATTTAGTAAAATATGGTCAATTTGATTCACAAGGTAATTTTAATTTTAGTCCTGTTAAAATAACAGTTAAAGAAGCAAAAAAAAGACAGTTTGATCATATGCTTTCTAAAAATAAAGAATTATTTAAACTTTTAGAAACAGATACAAAATTAGCTACAGCATTAAATACTCTTGGCAATAACGATAGGTTTATTAAGGAAATAAATAGTTTAGAAGATTTTTTAGATTCGCCTTTTTTAGCAACATTAGAAATGGCGCCTCAAATTGTAGCAGGAGCAATAACATTCGGTACCTCTATTGTAGCCCAAGAAGCAGGGAGTAATTATAATGATCAGTTAACTAATATAGTTACCGACCCTGAAAATCAAGAAAAAATAAAAGCTTATTTAGAAAAAGAGGGATTAGAAGATACTTTAGATAATAAAAAATTAGCAGCTCATTTTGTTTTACCAGAAAAATTAAATAAACTTACAGCCGACGGAGTTGGAATTGTAAATGGTATATTAGAAGGTTTACCTTTTTTAAGATTTGTGCCGGGCGCTAATAAAATTTTATCAAAAATTTTAGGGCCTAGATTAAGTTCTGTATTTACTACAACAAAGCGAAATATAATGAGCGCAAAAAACTTTGGGCTATATACAGTTACAGAAGGTATAACAGAAGGTTTACAAGGGCAAGCCTCTGCTATAGGTCAGGGAGTTGCAGAAGGTGGTTGGAAAAATAAATTTAAGTTTCTTAGCTTTGATAATTTTATACAAGAAATGGCGGCAGGTAGTAAAGCTACCTTAATACCAATGGGTTTTGGTGCAATGGGTACTATTAGTAGTTATGTTAAAGCTACAGATGGTAAAACTCAAAAGGATAAAGACGCTATACTTGAAAAAGAAAGAAATAGATTAAAAGAAGATTTTGAAGCTAATTTTATAACTTTAGAAGAATATAATGATGGTGTAGCTAAACTAGATTCTTTTCAAAAAATAGAAGAAGCATTAGCGCCTTCTATAAAAGGTGAAGCTAGAATTAAAATGGCTGGCTTAATTAATATTAAAAATAAATTAAAAGCTGAAAAACAAAAAAGAGATGAAGCATTTGCTCCAGAGTATGACGAACAAATTGCTGGTATAAATTCTGAAATACAAAACATAGTTGAAAGTGAAAAGGCAAGTAGAGTCGACGAGGTTAGTATAATAAAAGAACCATCGGTAACTATAAGCGGTAAAAACAGACAGATAGCTCAGAAGAATAAAGAGTTAATGGCTATAATAAAAGATGAAAGAACTGAAGAATCTGCTAAAAGAAAAGCTGAAGCTGATTTATATATTAATAATCAAGGCTTAATAAACGATGTTGTAAACCAAAAGTTTGATCCCTCAAAAGATACAGGGCTACAAAGAGAAAGTTTAATAGCTGAAGCTAATCTTGCGTTTGTAGAATTAATGAGAACATTTACACCGGCAAAAGGTGAATTTGGTGCATATGCAAGAAGATATATAAACTTAAGATTAAATAAATCAATCGCTGAATTAACAGGCTCGCAAAAAAATCCTGAAACCGGTAAGTTTGAAATGGCTCCTAAACAGGATATTACAGAAACACAGGTAGAAGATACAATAGCTGATGACTCTTCACAGGTTTTAGAAAAGGTTGGTACTAAACTTAAGTCTTCATTTGGATTAGATGATGGAACCGTTAATAAAATTAAAAATGCTGTTAAAAAAGTATTTGGTACAAGCTTGCCAGCTGTAACAGATAAAAACTTTAAAAAGAAAACAGTTCAAGCTTTTAAAGATGAATTAACTGATCTTGTTAAAAGAGATGGTATATTCGGAAAAGATAGTGGGGAATTTGCCGTATTTTTAGAAGATAACGCAGAAGCAATATACAACTCGTTGCCGTTAGATGTTATAACTAAAAGTTTTTCACAATTTGCTGAAAAACAAATTAATCCTCAAACAGGTAAACCAATAAGAGAAGCCACAAGAGCAGGTAAAGAAATATTTAAAAAGAAAGATTTTGCTGATGTTAAAGATGAATTTATTAGTTATTTTACAGATAGAGGATTAGCATCTAATGTAAGAAGTGATAGAAAAACATCGATAGCAAAACAAATAGCCGATCAATTAGCAAGAGATGAAGTTGTTGATGTATTATCAGATCCTGAAGTTTCACAAAAATTTAAAGACGTACAAGAGCTAGAAGGCAAGGAAGTACCAGGTGATTTTCTTGATAGAATTGTTAGAGAATTAGATAGAGGATTAGAATGGCTTAATAAACAACAACAAAATAATACGTTGCAGTTTAGTTTAGGTGTTAAAGAAATTGCCATAGCTGCCGGAAAATTAGCTATAAACAGTATAAAGGTTTCATTAAAAGCGGGTGATGGCATAGCGAAAGGTTTAAAAGTAGCTGTAAAAGCGGTGCAAGATGCCTATG